CTTGGCGGAATGCGCCACACCGCGGAGAATCTCGTGGTGGGGTGCGCGATCGCTGTCTGCGTTGGATCTACGGCAGCAGTGGTCGGAACCACAATCTATATATTAAGGAATTTAAAAGAAAATCTTCGACCTGCAGTTTCTGTTCTCCTCGACAGACACTCAGAGCACGTTGGACTGGAAAATCGGGACATGCGCCGGATCTTTAACGATCTGCCACTCCCGACCCCAAAACCAGTCCAGGGGCATACCCACGCGACATCTGCTTCCAGACGTTCCTCTTTTACACTCTTCGCCAGTCGGCTTGCAGCCAACCTCGGTTTGAAGGTGTTTAACGTTCAGGAAAGCACGACGGAACAATCGCGCGGTCTTGCCGGTTACAGAACCTATTTCTGGGCCAAAGACACCAACGCCGTAGCGCGTCCCGATGACGACATCCGTTTCGGGACGACCAAATCCTCAACCCGCCTCCACGTCATTACTGACGTGGATTACTACATGAAGATGAACAAGATTCTGTCTGAAAAAGTCGGAAACTACATCATCTACGCAGTCCAACCAACCGCCGTCGCCCGCGAAATGGTTGAAGACTACGAATATGTCTTTACGAAAGGCAATTTCTTGGAGTACAGAGTTGGGGGTTCTGGATTCTACCGCCACCAGGTGTGGAATTACTCGAAAGACAGCATCCTTGTCTACGCGAGTGTTCTCGGAATACCGTACCGTGCGACCGCATATACTATGGAAAGAAAGTATGTGGACGATGACCACGAAGGCATCTTCATTTCCCCCCTCCGGACTTGGAAGATGTTTTACTCGTGGTTGGCTCTTTTCTATCTCGAAGCGAAACCCCTCGAACGTTTGGCCGTAAACAACGGCGAGTACAACGAACTGATTGTACACAAACCCGGGGGACCTTTTGTCTCGATAGCTAAGGTCGGAGAAACCGCCGCTATGACGGTCAGACTTGCGATGCTGCAGACGATGCGAGCGAAAGCGGCAATCAGCAAGGTTCCAATCACCAACGCACAAGTTGCTTCCATGACACAGACTGGAAATAACGACGTTGGCGTGGCGAACTTGACCGAATATCTACGCACTAAATTCGAGTGCAATCCGCACCACGTGTAC